TTCTTTACAACGATCTGGTGTTTGTCTTGCAAATAAAGAATTAGAGATTTGTTTAGCGGCTTCTTGATAATCTTGTTTTTTTAATGCAGCCAACATTAATTTAAATTTAGAAACATTTCCGACTCCTAACTGGTAAACCATTTCTATAATAACACCTTTAGCAATATTAGAAATTTGAAAACCAGTTAGTAAATACTCTGCTCCCATATAAGCTTGTTCAAAATCTTTATTAAATAATTTTTCTAAAATATCTTTGTCGTAAATAATGCCTTCTACAAAATCATCATTTTCAGTTAACAAATGACCATAACCAATAGTTGGATTACCCAAATGATCTTTATAAACTTTAGCTATAAAGCCTTCGTGTTTCTTAATCCTGTCTATTGTCTCTTGCATCCACATATAATAATTTAACCTTAAGTTTCTTTTGAAGTTTAGTTACACCTCTATAAATTTTTGTATTAAGTATTGGGGATTTAAGGGTACCGAGTTTATCTGTGGTTACTCTGAATTTTCTTTTTCTTACGTTAAATGATTTAACATCATAAGGTTGATAGACCCCTGTGTTTAGATCAAGCGTTACAAAGTCTATGGGACCAATCCCACCTACTGGTGCAAACACTACTAAGTTAGCTTGTTGTAAGAAATATTGCTGCGCAATTTGTTCGCAGTATAATCCTTTTACGTTAGATTTTCTTTTCAGTTAGATTTGCCAAAGATATTCCAGGCAGAAGCGAGAGCAGTAACGATACCAATAACCCATACCAATACTTTAACCCCACCTTTACCGTAAGCGATTTCTTGTTTTATAATATGAATGTCGTCTGAATTAACTTGAATTAATTTATGAAGCTCAGAAATTCTTTGATCTATAGATATTAATGATACAACAGTTGTTGAAGATTTCTTATTTCTTTTTGCCATTATAATATTCTTTTAAAGTCTTTTCTACATCTTCAAAAAAATCTGACCAAAACTTTTGACACTCTTTAACGTATTGTTCTGTATTTTTTTTAGCCTGTTCGTAAGATGGTAGTTCAAATTTGAACATATTGTTTTTTCCTTTGTTGTTGTTATTAAACAGTAACTTTTTGTTGTGTAGGTATTGTTAATTTATTTATGAAATCTTGAGATATAACTTCAAACTTGTCTCCCATATTATCTCGTCTAGGAGTTCCTTCTATGTAACGTAAAATTCCGCCAGTAAGTCTGAATAAAGCCGCACCAAGCATAGCTACATTATAATTATAAGAAACATCACATGCTTTAGTCCAATATTCATTTTCTAAAAATAAACATGCACCTTTGCATAGTTGAACTACTGGACATCTAACGCACTCGCTTCTAGTTCTAAAATGGTGAACTAAAGTCATCTCAATAGCTTTAATATCTTTATAAGTTCCTGTGTTATGGTTTGGAATATTTGCATTAACATTTTGGCAAGTCATCGTGTTACCTTTTAAATCAACAGCAAGAATATCAGGATGATCCATTCCACACTTTTGACCAAATACTGTAAATGGTCTTTGGGTTTTTATAGAAGTAAAAAAGTCATCTAATTTTGAAAAGACTGTAGCTACACTTAAAGTAGAACCAAAAGCCGCTTCTTCAAATAAAACTTCTCTCATTTCCTTTTGTTCTTCAGGTAATGTTGGCGATAACATCATTCCACCAGCATCATACGGAAGCATAATTTCTTCAGTTGTAAGAGGAATATCCATTGCTGTTAATCCCATTTTCTCTGCAATATATTCTCTAACTTTATGCAATGAGTAATTCTTAACTGTAAGAACGCAGTTGAAACCTATTCTTCCTTTTGGAAATAAAATATTATAAGCATATTTAACTGCCGCTAAAGTTTTAGGTACAGTAAGAATATCCTCTCCTCTTTGGTCTCTGTAAACAGCACCATCGTGAGATATACCAACTTGAAAATCCATACTATCTAACCAATCAACAATCTCAGGAGTAAGAAGTGATGCGTTAGTAATGATATTAAATTCTGCTGTAGGGTATTTTTTTCTTAATCCTTCTGCCAAAACTTTTAAAACTTTTATATAAACTAATGGCTCTCCACCCCAAAATTCCCATCTTGTTTTATTACCATCGCCTTTAAACCATGTAGGTAAATCATCTAAAAATTTCTGTGCTTCTTGAGGATTACCTTGAAATGAGTTTGGTACTTGTGTTGCTTGATTACAATAACTACAAGCATAATTACATTTTAAACCCATCTGAATTTTTACATTATTTGGCTTATCAGATTTTTTAGCAGGGTTACTTGGAGAGTTAGGAATCCATTCATGAAAGTGTCCCTTAGTATAATCCATGTTTATACTCTCTAACGATATAGGTATTCCATTCTCTGTAAGTTCAGAGGTATGAGGTTTATACATTAAATATCTAAAACCTTTTGGGTATTGAAGATGAAATTTGTATTCTGGTGGATTACTTGTATCGTAAGTCTTAATTATTTCTGGTTCTGTCTTTTTCCAAGAAGCGAAGTTGTATGTAGTCATATTTATTTTTATTCATGTTGTTCTCCCCTTACTTGTTAATTTTTAAACTAATCAATTATTTTGATGGCTCATTATATCATCAGAAGATGTATATGTTTTTTTAGAACCTTTTAATGTAAATCTTATATTGGTTATTAAAGCTACTTTCTCATCATTTTTATTAAAACATGGAAGTGTTGAATGTGGTGTATGACCATTAAAAATAACTAACGAACCAGTTTCTAAAATATGAGGGAAAAAAGCTGGTTCTTTTCTAATCATAAAATCTGGTATAAATGTTGCTGGTGGATGCCAAGCAAATGAACCTGCATACTTATGCAATGTTCTATCTACATTAACATACGGATAATAAGTTATAACTAATTGATTACCATGATGAGCATGAGGCAAAGACCATTCTGCAAATCCTTCTACATTACCCCACATATTATAAGTAACATCTATTTCTTCTTCTTTAACTTGGTAATGGTTTCCAATATAGTTAAATAAATTTGTTTTAACTTCATTAAATAACCATACTAAAGCTTGGTCTTTATAAAGTAATAATACGTTAGCTGGTTTACTGTGTTTAAAATCAACATCAAAATTAAATGTTTTTTCAACATGGTCTCTGGCTATATCAGCAAGAGTATTGTTAATTTTTTCATCTACTTGATATTTTGCTGTATGAATAAAACTAGTCCAAAGACCATTGTGTTTGTGAAATAACTTCATTTTAGATTACTTTTATTTTAATCCTTGATGTATTTGTAAATTCGTAAGTTCCAACTTCTAATTGTATTTCTTCTCCAATATCTAAATCAGAAGCATCTAATGTTATTTTTGTTTTTCCATTAATTAAATAAGTATCATTTTTATTTAAGATACCAATATTATTTCCAAATTTAATTCTGAAATTTGCATTTTCATCTTTTTCATAAGAAATAATATATTTTTCTTTACTACCAGATTTAATTGTTTCAGAACCAGTAATTAAAAATTTAGGTGCTAATTGTGGTTTTAAAATATTAAAATCTAGTAAAGAAATTACTTCAACATCTACTCCAGTTACATTAACAATATTATCTTCTCTTGTGTTTAAAGAAAATACAACATTAGAAAAATCTTTTGTTTCAGGAAATAAAAAAAGATTTAATGGACAATGATAACCAATAACTAACGCCTGATCTTTGCCAACTTGTTTTGTTCTTCTATTTCTTTCATAAAGATTAAAAATATAATTATTAAAAGAAGCATATCTTGTTGCAGTTCCATCTCCATTAGGAAGAGTATATGCGTTAAAAGCAAATAACCATCTTGCAAAAGATGTATTTTCATTTCTTGTATTGTTATCTACTTTTTTATTTAAAAAATAATCAATTGTATAATCAAAAGTTTTTCCATCAGAAGTTATTGATAATTTATCTTTAGTAATATTAATACTTAAACCACCTTTATAAGTTGCTCCTTTTTTAACATCATCATTAAAAAAATTTGGAGCATTTACTCTATAAAATTTTGTCATTTATTAACCACCCCCATCAGTTGAACAAGCACAATTACATGCACAAGCACAATTACAGTTACAATTTGTTCTACAGTTGAAACTTCCACAATTACAGTTTTGGACTGTTCTTGATTGATAAGTTCCACCTAATTCATCAGTTGATGTCCAACCGCTAAATATATTATCAACACTTACCGCTTGTAATGTAGACGTATATCCACCGGCTCCATCGTAAGCTCCGTTGTTAGCACAGTTACTAGTTGGTATTCCTGTAAATCCATAAGATGACCAGTTCCACCACTGACCATCTCTAGGTTTTTTTAAATTAACAGTTTGGCTCGATATTGTTTCATCTGCATTTTTGTAATTTCCTGTAGCTGTAGTATTATATACTGGATCTACGTCTAATGCGTTTGATGCACCTGCCGCAATAGCAGCAGATAGATAACCAGCATAAGGTGTCACAGTATTAACTATAGTTGCTTGTACTGTTGTTCTATCTAAAGAATCGATGGGAATTCCATCAGATTTAACTATACCTATACTTCGTGCATTATCACCAGCATTAGATACTACTAAATTGCCTGAAGCATCTACTATTTTTGATATATCTCGTGCTTTGCTCATTTTTTTTCCTATGTTTGTTTATTTAAATTTAATTATTTCAACTCTGTCTGTTGTTTGAACACCAGATGTTAAAATTATTGATGTACCATTTGTTGCGGTAAAATCTGTTCCATTTAGTAATTTAATACCATTCACAAATACTTGAACGTAACCAACTGTATATACTGTTGCAAAAGTTGTCTGACCAGAAGTTGGTGTAACTATTGTCTCGCTAAATACTGGTGGGTCTAATGTTATAGTTCCACCTAATGAAACTGCAGTTCCATTAATTGTAATAGCTGAATTTGCTAATGAAGCATTTGGTATAGAAGTAAGTCTAGCAGAAGGAACTGTTCCTGATGTTAAATTAGAAGCTGATAAACTTGTTAAATCTACTGTTCCGTATTCTAATGCATTCGCACCAGAATTTACTTTTAAATATTGATTAGCTGTTCCAATAGCTGTTAACCCAGTACCACCTTTTGTAGTTGGTATAGTTGGCAAATCAGATGATGTTAAAGATAATCTTGCACTTGGTACTGTTCCTGATGTTAAATTAGAAGCATTTAAATTTGTAATTGTATTTGTAGATCCACTAATAGATTTATTAGTTAGTGTTTCTGATGAACTAGAACTAATTGGTGTTAATCCTAATGCAGTTGTTACATCTGAGTTTGATAATGTAATAGAGCCAGTTCTTGTATTAAATGAAGTAACTGTACCTGAAGCACTAAACGCAGCTGCATCCCAGGCTGAACCTGTCCAAATAAATAATGAAGAAGAAGTAGTGTTCCAATAAATTGCACCAGTTAATAAAGCATTACCATCATTGTCTGTAGATGGTGCTGAAGATTTTGCACC